AACTTGCTCAGATGAGCGCAGACATGTCGCGCATCGAGGCCGAGAAGCAGGCACTTGAGGCTCGCGTCAACAAGATCGGTCTTTCTGGCGCTGGCGAAGGCAAGGACGACGCCAAGGCCGAGCACAAGTCTGCCTACATGAAGTGGCTGCGCAAGGGTGTCGAGGGCGATCTGTCGCAGCTTGAGGCCAAGGCACTGAACGTGACGACCGATGCTGATGGCGGCTTTGCTGTGCCTGAGGAAATCGATCGTGCGATCCAGCAAACCCTGATCGACATCTCGCCTGTGCGTGCTGTTGCAACGGTTCGCCAGATCTCGACGTCCGATTACAAGAAGTTGGTCAGCCGTCGCGGCACTGCTTCGGGTTGGGTTGACGAGGATGATGGCCGCACCGCGACCAACACCCCAGTGCTTGCTCAGGTCACTCCCTTCATGGGCGAGATCTACGCTAACCCGCAAGCCACACAGACCATGCTCGATGACGTGTTCTTCGATGCAGAGGGCTGGCTGGCTGGCGAGATCGCTGACGAGTTCAGCTACCAGGAAGGTGTTGCTTTCATCACTGGCAACGGCACCAAGAAGCCCAAGGGTTTTCTGGCCTACACCACGGGAGCAACGGCAGACGCTTCGCGTGCTTTCGGCACGATCCAGCACATCCTGTCTGGCGCTGACGGTGCGTTTGTTGCAGCTCCCAACGGTGGCAACTGCCTGATCGACACGGTGCATGCACTGAAGGCCGGTCATCGCGCTGGCGCTGTGTGGATGGCCAACACCTTGACGGTCGCAGCATTGCGCAAGCTCAAGGACACCGACGGTGCTTACCTCTGGCGCCCAGGCCTTGAGGCCGGTGCACCTTCAAACCTCCTTGGTTATCCCATCATCGAGGCTGCAGGCATGCCCGACATCGCAACCGACAGCTTGTCGATTGCATTCGGCAACTTCGCTGCTGGCTACCTGATCGTTGACCGTGTCGGCATCCGCACCTTGCGCGATCCGTACAGCAACAAGCCTTATGTCGGCTTCTACACCACCAAGCGTGTCGGCGGTGCAGTGGTCGATTCCGAGGCGATCAAGATCGTCAAGTTTGGCGACGCCTAATCGGTGAGCTGAATAAAGGGGAGGCTTCGGCCTCCCTTTTTGCCATGCAAGTTCGAATTCCTAAGACGTTTCGCTGGGCACACGACGGCGTGACGATCACCACGTATTCCACAGGCGAAGTCCACGACTTTGATGAGTCGGTCGCTGCGCGTGCAGTGCGCAACGGTTGGATCGAGCTGGTGGAAGACAAGAACATTGGCGCTGCGCCTGAGAACAAGGCGAGGCGCACTACCAGGGGCAAGAAAGATGCTGATTAGGTCTGAGCTTGTCACTGGACCCGTTGACGAGCAGATCACGCTGGCCGAGGCCAAGGCGCATCTGCGCGTCGATAACAACGACGAGGATGCCTACATCTATGGGCTGATCGCCGTGACGCGTGACGAGGCTGAGGCCGTCTGTAATCGGCGCTTTGGTGCGCAGACCTGGAAGCTCTACTTTGACCGCTTTGAAAACATCAAGCTGCATGGTTGCGGCCTGGTCAGCAGCGCGACACTTTACTGGCGCGATCAAAACGGCACCTGGCAGGCGCTCGATGCCAGCCAGTACGAGATCGTCAAGGCGGTGCCTGCTTATGCGTTTTACAAGGATGATTTCAACGTGCCGACCACGGGCGACTTTGCCGAGGTGGTCCGCATCGATGTGAGCTGTGGTGAGACCGCAGCGCGTGGAGTCAAGCAGTGGATGCTCTTGCGCATTTCATCGCTTTACGAGATCCGCGAGGACATGGTGGTTGGCGCTGGCATCACATCCAACCCGACGCTATTCGTGCCGCAGCTGCTTGCGGCGCACCGCGTGATTGACTTTTCGTGAGCGCAGGCAAGCTAGATCGCCGCATCACCATTCAGCGGCGCACGACCACGCTGGACAGCTACGGCCAGCAATCGAGCGGCTGGACAAACATCGCCACCGTATGGGCCAACGTAAAGCCCGTCGGAGGCCGCGAGAAACTGCGCTCAGGCGCTTTGGAATCGACCCTGACCCATACGGTCATGCTGCGTTACCAAATCGATCTGATGCCCGCTATTGAGGCCGACGCGTGGCGAATTTTGTACGGCACGCGGGTGCTGCAGATCACCGCTGCGATGGACAAGGAAGACGCGCGGCGCTGGATCATTTTTGATTGCATTGAAACGGGGGCTGAGTGATGGCTGAGATTGCAGTCAGCGGCTTGGCCGATCTGAAGAAAGCGCTTGATCAGCTGCCGGCCAAGATCGAGGCCAACATCATGCGCGGTGCGATGCGTGCAGGCTCCAAGGTCATGGCAGAGATTGCCAAGGAACAGGTGCCGGTGGACTCTGGCGATTTGCGTAGAAGCATCAGGGTATCGACCCGCAGCCGACGAGGCCAGGTGTCTGCCACGGTGCGGGCGGGCGACAAGAAAGCGTATTACGCGCACATGGTGGAGTTTGGGACCGCGCAGCACTTGATCCCAAAGCCCACCAGAAAGAAGCGATCAAAGCGCATCAGTTTGTTTTTCGGCGGCAAGGTGGTGAGCCAGGTGCAGCACCCAGGCACAAGCCCGCAGCCGTTCATGCGGCCAGCGCTTGACAAGGGCATGCAGCCGGCGCTCGATGCGTTTGCAGAGTACGTGCGCAAACGGCTGGCCAAAGAGGCTGCAAAAGCATGAGCGCCGAGCTGATCGTCGCATCGATGCTGAATGTGGCGGGCGTTACCAACCTGGTCGGCACCAAGCGAGCACTTGCGCAGCTGCCGGTCAACACCAAGCCACCGGCGCTGGTGTACCAGGTGATCAACCAGATGCCTGAACCGCATTTGCGCATCACCGAGCCACAAATGGCCAGGGCGCGGATTCAGATCAATCCGCTGGCGCTGACCATCGCTGAAGTCAAATCGATCCACGCGGCTGTCAGGACTGCGATGGATTTCAAGCATCAACAGACCATCGCAAGCAAGGTGGTCATCTCTTGCCGCGCGGACATGCTCGGACCCGTCGAGAAAGACGACGAGACCGGCATCTGGACGCAACCGCAAGACTTCATTTTGTTGTTCTACGAGTAGAGCAGCAAAGGACCAGCGCAAGCTGGTGTTTTAGGTTGCCCGCATCCCTGCGGGCTTTTTCACTTTTGAAAGGACCAAAAGATGGCCGTTCGTACCTCCGCAGGGACTACCCTCAAAGTCTCAGCAGCCGCTCCGGCAACGTTTAACTCAGCCGGCTATGCCGCACTAACCTTCACTGCAGTTGGCGAGATCACCGACCTTGGTGAGTTTGGCCGTGAATTTGCGCTTGTCACGCATAACCCAGTGGGCACGCGTGGCACGCAAAAGTTCAAGGGATCGTTCAACGAAGGCACGATGAACCTGTCGCTCGGTCTCGATACCGACGATGCAGGCCAGGTGCTCATGAAGGCCGCGTCGCTTGCCGACACCGCTTACAGCTTTGAAGTTGTCACGCAAAACGGTGACAAGTATTACTTCCAAGCAATGGTAATGAGCTTCAAGGTTGGCGTTGGCTCGGTTGATTCGATCACGACTTCAAGCGTCACGCTTGAGCTGACCACGTCTTCGGGCGGCGTCGGCATCGTTGAAGTGCTTGCTGCCTAATTAGCCACTTAGTGGCTGAACCAGCACGGACCCGTCGCTCGCCTGACCTTTCGCGGGGTCAACGGGCGATGGGCACCGGCAAAACTATCCCGCGAAAGGAATCACCCATGTTTGATATTTCCACGTTGGCTGTTAACGAAACAACCATTATCGAGCTTGAAAGCCCTACGGGCGACCCGCTCGTCAACGACAAAGGCGATGCCCTGTCAGTGACGGTCTACGGTCCAGGCTCCAAGCAGTTCCAGCGTGCGCAGAGCGTGCGCAACAGAGCCATTCTTGAGTACGTCAAGAAGGGCGGCAAGAAGATGAAGGACAACGAGCAGCGCGAGCTGGACAGCGAGTTTCTAGCTTCTTGCACCGTGTCGTTCAATGGCTTTGTCTACAAGGATCTGACCGGCATTGAGATGTTCAAGGCCGCGTACATGGACACCGCGATTGGCTTTATCTCCGAGCAGGTCAACAAGGCCATCGGTGATTGGGCAAATTTTACGCAGGGGTCATCGAAGACTTAACGCTTTACGCAAGGCAGCTCGCCTGGTTTAGCGCCAAGCCTAAGCACCCTGAGCGACCTGGCTCCGTATCGAGTCGCATCAAGGTCTCGGAAAAGACCAGAGGCCAGGACATCGCTGATCGGGGTGGTGTGCCGCTGATGCCTGACGTTGGCGATGCGGCCTACATGGTGGCGTACTGGCAGCAAATGGGCATGGTTGAGCAGGGTGGCATGGGCATGGCGCCTATGTCGTTTAGAGAGCTTGCGGCCTGGTGCAGCGGGGCGGGTGTCGAGCTGCAGCCGTGGGAGTTCCACGCGTTGCGAGAGATGTCCAAGCAGTACCTGGTGCAACTGAACGAGAGCGAGAAACCTGAGTGCCCGCCACCCTACGGTGACCCAGCGAAGGTGTTTGATCGAGATGTTGTGAGCAAGAAGGTGACGCAGGCTTTCCAAGCATTCATGCAGGCAAGGAGCAAATGAGCACAAACGTTGGGACACTGACCATCGAGATGGCTGCGAATATCGCAAGACTGTCCAAAGACATGGACTCTGCGAAGCGCACCGTCGAGAAGTCGTTTGGTGACATTGAGAACATGGTTGGGCGCCTGAAGAACACGCTTGGCGGCGTGTTTGCCGGCCTGACCGTGACTGCGTTTGTCTCCAAAGTGGTCGAGGTCCAGCGTCAGTTTGATGTGCTCAATTCGAGCCTGGTGACGGTGACGGGATCAAGCGATGCGGCTGATCGGGCCTTTGCCTGGATCAAGCAGTTCGCGGCGACCACACCATTTTCGCTTGGCGAGGTGACGCAAGCATTTATCAAGATGAAAGCGCTTGGCCTGGACTCCTCACGCGAGTCGCTTGTGGCCTACGGCAACACGGCCAGCGCGATGGGCAAGAGCCTGAACCAGTTCATCGAGGCCGTGGCCGACGCTGCAACGGGCGAGTTTGAGCGTCTAAAAGAGTTCGGCATCAAGGCTCGCCAGGAGGGGGACAAAGTGTCCCTGACCTTCCAGGGCGTGACCACGACGATCGGCAACAACGCAGCCGACATCACCGACTACCTGCAGGCCATTGGCAATGTGGACTTCGCGGGGGCGATGGAGCGCCGCGCGGCCACGCTTGATGGCGCGATCAGCAACCTGGCGGACACCTGGGACGAGCTATTTCGCACGATCAGCTCGCAAGAGGCTGGCGGGATCATCTACGACAGCGTGAAGCTCGCAACTTCCGCGATCGAGGACATGATCACGATCATCAAGGCCTTGAGCAGCGAGACTGACAAAGGCGCAAGAAGCTCTGAAGCATTCAAGGTGATACAGGAGGCGATCGCGGTCGTTTTCGAAACCGTCGTCGCGGTGGGCGTCAACGTCAAGTATGTGATCACGCAAGTGATCAATGAAATTGTCGGCCTTTATCAACAATCCAAGGCAATTCTGTCTGGCAACTTTGATGAAGCTCGCGCCATTCGCCAACAAATGGTGGCTGATGCCGAGGCCGCACGCTTGGAAGTCGATCAGACAACTGAGCGTATCCTGAATGCTCGCAAGAATCGCACTGACGCGGTCCAGGCCGAATACAACGCGACCGAATACGCAGCTAAGAAAGGTGCTGAGGTCATAAGCAAAGAGGCTCAAAAGCAGCTTGAGGCCTACGAAAAGCTGATTAACAGCATCGATGACCGTATTGGCGCACTGCATCTTGAGGAACAGACGCTTGATGGCCTGTCCGACTCGCAAAAGACCGCGCTCAAGGTCATGCAAGACATTCAAAACGGCACGCTCAAGCTCACCGACGCGCAAAAGCGTCAAGTGGCGACATCGCTTGAGCAGTTGATCGCTACAGAGAAGGTCACCGACGAAACCAAGAAGCAGTACGAGGCTTTCAAAAAGCTGACCGATAGCATCGAGGACAAGACCAAAGAGCTGCAAATTGACTTGCAGACCACTGGCAAGCTGACCGATGCGCAAAAGCTGGCCTACAAGACAATGCTCGAATTGCAGTCGGGCACGCTAAAGCTCACCGATGCTCAGAAACAGCAGATCGCCGCTGCGTTTGAGCAGCTGCTCGCTACCGACAAACTCAATGAAGAATTCAAGCAGCAAGAGGAATACCTGAAAGCTGTCGCCAAAGAAACGATGTCGTTTCTTGAGGCTCAAGACAAAAAGCTCGAATCGCTCACTGAAGACATCGAGAAGCAAAAGGAAGCCAACCGCGAAATTGAACTTGGCAAAGAAGCTGTCGAGGCCTTGCGCGTTGCCAAACTGCGCGAGACTGCTGCGAGCCTTGATCGCAAGGCTGCCCTGCTGGTCGAGTTGGGCCTTGATGGCGAGATCGCACAGAGCTACCGCGAACAGGCAAAGGCTTTGCGCGAGCTCGCAGATCTAAAGCAGGAAGGCATCCACGTTCAAGCAGCGAAGGACGCAGCCGATGAGTGGAAAAAGACATCCGAATCGATCACTGAGTCGCTGACCGACGCTTTGTTGCGCGGCTTTGAGTCTGGCAAGGATTTTGGCCAAAACATGATCGATACGTTGAAGAACATGTTCAATACCTTGGTGCTGCGGCCAATCATTCAGCCGATCGCCCAGGGAATGTCTAGCACAGTGCTTGGCATGTTTGGCATGGGTGCACCTGGATCTGCGTCTGCAGACGGTGGTGCAATGGGCACTTTCAACGTCATGTCGGTCCTCAAAAGCGCTTATGACTCGATCACGGGCAGCTTTGCGTCGCTTGGCAATTCCATCTCATTTGCAGCCCAGGAAATCGGCGCCTGGTTGGTCAGCAACACGACCGGCGCGCTTAACAGAGCAGGTGCAAGCTTGATGACCAATGCTGGTGCAATTGGCACTGGTGCGAGCTACCTTGGCGGCGCAGCTGCAGGCTATGGCATTGGAAATCTGATTTCTGGTGACTACGCAGCATTCGGAAACAAAAATGTATCAACGGTTGGCGGCACGGCCATCGGCGCTGTGCTTGGCGGTCCGATTGGCGCGGCCATTGGTGGCGCTACCGGCGGCGTGATCAATCGTGCGTTTGGCATGGGTCCGAAAGAAGTAACCAACACTGGCATTACCGGCACGTTTAGCGGCGCTGGCGCTGACGTTCAATCGTTTACTGATTGGGTCAAAGAGGGCGGCTGGTTCCGGTCGGATAAGACCGGTACAGACATGAAAGCGGTCAGCACCGAAATGGATGCTTTCCTTGACGGTGCGTTGGTGATGGTGTCGGCTGCGACGAAGGATTACGCAAGAATCGTTGGCCTAAATGCCGATGCGATCGACGGCT